ATATGATTATATTTGATTATCTTTGCAGTAGCAAATAAGAATAATAAACCAATCAAAACAGAAAAGGAAATGAAAAAGAATAAGAAAGAAACAAAGACAGAGAAGAAAGCCGAAGAGCTCAAAGGGATTGACCTGCAGATACATGAAGCAGAACTCTCTGAGAAGGAGGCGCTAAACATCTACAAAAACTCTCCTAATAGAGAATCATTTAAAGTGGTAAGCGAGAAAATGGCTATCGTCAAGGCGCTTAAAGAACAGAAAGCCAAGGAAGAGGGAACATGGAACCCAACAAGCTATATGCCATGGAGAACAGAAGTAAAGAGCAGACTCTACATTCCAATAATAAAGAGTATTGCGAAGAAACTAAAGATAGAAATAATCTCTCAAAGTACAGGTAAATTAATCCTTAAAGGAAAGAAAGACAGTCAGATATGTGCAGAACTTCAAGATATGGGACTCACACCCGATGAAGACTACGAATTCAGAACTTGGCAGATGAGTATAAGTAGTGCTCAGGAATACTACAAAAGAGAGAATGAGAATATATTGAAAGCAGAAGAGAAGAAAGCACATTCTCTAACAGCTAAAGGTATTCAGAACGGAAGCGAAAAATTCCATCAGATATTCGAATATCAAGGATGCTATGGAGAGACCAGGGAATTAGCAGTAGAACTATAAAAACAGAAGATATGCAAATAAGAAAATCATCCCAAGAAAGAAATGGACAAATGGAAGTGTTAGAAGTACTGGAGTATGCAATCAATCAAGGCTTAGGTAATGACAAATTAGATTTCTTTACGAAACCAAAATCAATTACGTTTAAGGAGTATATTGGTGCAAATGACGCAGAGGGATATCTTGGACCAAACGATATTGTACCAGCAGGATTATTTCTGTATGGTAGAGAAAACTTTGTAAATACACCGAGTGCTATATTCGAAACAGATAATAGCGAAGTTGCGTTTTACGAATTAGAAGGACGTGTAAAACGATATATCATTCTCGAATGTCTTAGCAGAAAAGAGCTCACAAATGCCCTCAATTCTCTCGAGGAAGAACAAGTAATAGTGAGAATCTATCATAGTTTAGAAGGAAGAGAATTATTTACGATGCAAATCTACGGACTTATACCTAATTCGTTCGCAGGAGACTCGTTTGAAGCGTCAGAAGGAGATATGACTGTGCGCGAAATGGCGAGCCTATGGAAAGAAACTTATGAAGAGGAGTAATATTAATACTTTATATTATGCGACAGAAAATATATAATTTCCTTATGAACGATTGGGTACTAAGCATCCTTTTCGCTCTCGAACTAATATTGGGAATATTTTACTTTGGATAAAGTATGGAACATATAGAATATTTTGATTTGATTCATTCGAATCCAAATAAAAGAAGAGACGTTGTCAATGAGGAGTGGACAATATACGATGCTTACGAGAGTTCTGTAGCAGCATCAAGTCCAATACTCAACTTCTACAAGATAATCAATGATAATGAGGTTCCAAAACTGGTAGAACTGATGCGGAATTTTGGAATAGGAGAATTCTCAATAAGCTTTGCGTCACTAACTTTACAAAATACACTAATGGAATTTTGCAAAGCAGACTGCATAATTACTGGTATGGTAGAAATACCCATACAGAATATATCGCAGTCTAAGGAAAAAATTCCTGCTATTTCTCTGGCAGTACATTATTAAAATTATGCAAATAAGAAAAAATCAATTAAATTATGAAAAGTAACAGTTTAGTATTTATATCAGACTGGATCACAGAAGCTGATAAGCCAAATTATCGTACAAAACTTTATTTAAAGCTTGACGATGATTGTAACAATGGAGTGTGTGATTTCCATTACAGAGTAGAAAAAGAACACTATACGAAAGGGCACTGGGTATTCTACTATAGCGGAGATGATACAGACTTCGTTAATAAATTTTTCCCTGCTGTTGTTCCGTATCTTGACCTTGATAACTGTAACTTCGAGGGGAAATTTACCTATACAATCGAAAACGGGACTCATTTCCTGAAAAACTTAGACCGCTCAAAGGTAATGGATATATTCCGTATCAATGAGAAAGAATATCATCAACTTCTAATAGCTTCAGAAGAAAAGGATTTCTTTGCGTATCAACTCAATGCACTTGGCATTTTGAAGCGATGGAAGAAACATGCTGACGACTTCATTGCCCTGCTCGAAAGAATGACTGGAAACACGTGGGTTAATCCATACGCAGGCAAACCTATACCTTTCGATGGAAGCGTATTGTCAGAACAACAAATAGCTGAAATCGAAGAAAGAATCTCTCAGGGCTACTATTCAGAAGGAAATCTACTGAGCCGGAAAGTCGAACGCCACATGGAAAAGGTGACTAAAAAGAAAGCGGAAACAATAGAATATTATAATACCAAAATAGAATCTCTAAAGAGAGAGCAAGAAATGGCGATAAGCATCCTTGATGCAGGTATCCTTTCAACAAACTATATTTTCTATGGTTTCAAGAATGAAGTGGTATTCAATTGGCGAAATACTGATTACGACACTATTAGTGAGAAAGAATTTCAAGAATATGTTGAGAAATATGGAAGAGTTCTCTTCCCAGAAGTCAAATTCACTTTTAAGAAATAATATAATGAAGAAAAGTTTAGAAAAACTTGCCCTAATATATTTTGGCGAGAAAGATGGTCAGAGATTCTTCGAGTATATAATAGAGAGTCAAATAAATGGAAACTTCAAGCAAGTGGTAAACTTATTCAATGAGATGCAATATGCCGATAAGGCGAGATTTCTCATTGAGCTAACGAAAAATGGAGATTGCTGTGAACTTCCGTTTAGCTACACAGACCGTCGCGAGTGTTTCACCAACATTGTAAACAATATTTTCAAGACCAAATGAAACCGATAGAACAAATAGTTGAAGAAATCAACAAGTATCATCAAAAATGGGAAGTCCCAGAAGTGTGGTATATATCTGAAGAAACTGGAAGAGTATATCGCAGAAGCGAATTGGATGGGCAGCTTGTGCGAATTAAAATGAACGATGCCCGCTCTTATTATAATCGTTATGTTAAAAAATAGACTATGGATATTACAGAAGCTATATTGAAAGTTGCAAACAACTACGGACGCTTGCACGGATATATCCTCACAGAAGAGGGAGCACTTGATGCTGCAAAATCAAAATTCTGGGGAAACTTGGCTGCATCGATAAAGTATAAACACGAGACAGGAAAATCACTTGTTATTCCCTATGTAAAATATATATTACCTACCTTCGAAGACAACGAAGAGGTGAAAAAGCATGGCATTCCAAAGGTGGAAATTGATATGCATTTTGGCAACCCCAGACTTAGCATTAGAACAAAGAACTTCGACTTTTGTTGTCTTACGTTTAGTAGAGACTCTGCAAGATTTAGAGAGTCGCAGGCTTGGGGAGATAGGGGTATTGAATTGGCTTTATCAATTAAAATGCAAATAGAAAACAACCTAAAGCAGGGCTTAGATGAACACATTTCGCAGAAAAGAACTGAATAATATTGCAAAGGAACTGACAGCCTTGAGAGAAAAACTTGAGGCTGTTTATGAGGACGAGTATGAAGCATACAACAATATGCCTAAAGGTCTGCAAAACCTCGAAAGAGGACAAACAATGTGTGAACACCTCTGCGATATTGAAGACGATATTAGAGAACTCGTAGCAATTGAAGAAAACCTTAACCAAATTGCCGAAAGGCAAAGTAAATAAAATAAAAAATATGAGTTTAGATAACTATCCACCTGGAGCAGCAAACGACCCAAGTGCTCCATATAACGAAAAAGCCCAGTATGGAATAGAATTTAATTGCATTGCCACACAAACGCTAACAATGACAACTAAGATAAGCACAGATCAGTATATATCAGAAGAAGACTGGGATGACTGTCTCAATTGCCGTTGCGAGTCATACGACACAAGCGATGTAAACTGGAGCGAAGAATTCGATGACATGGGAATTGGTATTCCTGATTTACTCGAAGAGTTGAAAAAACGCTTGACCAAAGAAATGGCAGAAATCACGGAAGACCAAAGAGAAGGTAATAAAAAATGGAGATACAGGCGTCTACAACACTTAGCAGAAGCCTGTGATGCATGGAAGTTAGAGGATCAAATAGTAGAGGAGGAATAAAAATGAATAAAGAAGTTCAGTACGAGTATATTATTAACAATTGTATTGAAACGTGCAATTACATTGGTGAGTTCAAAACAGAAAGAGAAAAAATCTGGCTTGTTTTAGCAGAGTTCCTAAATTACAGCAGAACAAAGAATCTTAATAAAATTAGGAATTTAGGAGAGGAGATAGGCGAGTGGCTCAGAGGACTTCCCTCTTGTTGTACCGTAGACTTTGTAGATTACAATATTGTTCAAATAGGGAAAAAGTGGGGATTCTGTAGAAACGAAACTCAAGCAGCCAATTTTGTAAAGAACTGGTGGAGTCAGTGTGGTCAGCGTATTGTAGAGTTAGCCGAGATAAACGGGATTACCCTTAATAACGTACTCCCATACAATGGAGAATTAACCATTCAAGAACAAATGTATGAATAAAAATAATTCTTATGAGAATAACAACGGCAATGCTGGAAAAGCAGATTGAAACAACTAAAATTGTTACGGGACGTTCAGATTTACGCCCTGAATATAATCGTGGAAAAGGAGGGTGGCAACTACTCGGAAAATCTCCGGATGGTACAGAAAGCATCATGTACGGGATTGATCGCGGGGGAAGCACTCTTGACTTCTACAATCAGTTATATGGTTTTTGTCAAGGTTATATAGCAGCGTCAAAATTCACACTAAAAACACAAAGAGAATAGTATGAAAGAAAAAAGACTTATCATTGATGGAAAAACCATTTTTAAAGGTCAAAGAGAAGCTGTTTTTCGTGAACTCTACGAGTTTATAGAACAACACTTGAAAATAGGGTATAGTAAGGGCTTTCTATATACAGATGGAGAAATAGTCGAAGCACTTCTTATTTACAGGAAATACAAAGATATTAGGATTGAGTTACTCTTAATTTAATTTTATCCCTTGCAATACTCATTTGCAGGGGATATTTTTACTTCGTGTGGGTAAACTTTAATTGCTGATATTTTTCTTACACGCTTCGTGGTTGCTTATTTGATTATAATTATTTAACAAATAAGATTAAAAATACACCTGTAAATTATTGCAAATATGATTATATTTGATTATCTTTGCAGTAGCAAATAAGAATAATAAACCAATCAAAACAGAAAAGGAAATGAAAAAGAATAAGAAAGAAACAAAGACA